AAACGCTGCCGGCCGAGGGGATGCCTCGCTCGTGCTCCCCATCGGTGATTATCCCGACCTGGCCGAAGCCCTGGATGATGCTGCGCTGAAGCACATCCGCAGCCCTGAGCACCAGGCCCTGGCATACATCGTCAAGGGCCTGAAGGAGGACGGGTATGGAAACGATCATGGCGAGCATCAATGAGAGCTGGCACTGGCTGGGGCCGCTGCTGGTGGGGACATTTGGGACCATATGCGTGGCCGTAGTGGTGGACCTTTTCAAGGAGGAGGAAGGGTGAAGCTGGTTTGTCCGGTGTGCGGGTCCAAGGTCGACATGGAGCAGGCGACCCACGAGGAGCTGATGCACGAGCTGGTGGAACTGGCAGCCAGGTTCGGGCGCAACTGGGAGCTGGTACACGAGTACGTGGACTGCTTTCGGCAGGAGCAGTGGGGCTCGGTCACACTGAAGAAACGGGTCAGGCTGACGAAGGAAGTATGGAGGCTTTTTGAGAAAAACGAGTTCGAGTACCAGGGAAAGCGGTACCGGACGGACTGGACCGGGGTCATCGCCGCCATAACCGAGGTCGTGAACCGGGACAAGTTCGGGTTCCGGAACCATAACTACCTGAAAAGTATCATGATGAAGGACGCGGAAAGAGTCAGCGCGGAGGGGCTGACAGCGAAAGAGGAGAGGGAAAAAGAGCGCCAGAGGCGAGAGGAAAGAGGCAAGAGGAAAGAGGAAAAAGGGATCAGCGCGGAGGAATGGAAGAAGCGGCAGGGCATCGAGAGCCTAGCCGATATGGTCGGGAGGAATATGGAGGAAACATGAAGGTTGGGAGCAAGGAGAGGGAGCATTACAAGGCGGTGCTGCTCAGGGAGTTGACGCAACATGTCGGCGCCCACAGGAGGATCGGCATGGGTGAGCTGTACCAGCGCGTGTTCGGCAGGCCCTGGAGCCACAGGATCAACGACACCAGGGACCTCCGGACCCTGATAACGGAGCTGAGGTACGAGGGAGTGCCCATCGTCTCGGTGAGCGACAGGCACGGAGGCGGCTACTACCTGGCGTCTGCGGGGAGTGAGACCGAGGAATACTGTGCCAGGCTGCGGGTGCAGGCCCTGAAGAAGCTCAAGATGGAGGCAAGGATCAGGCGAATCGCCCTGCCCAGGCTGGTGGGGCAGATAGCGATGAATCTCGGGGACGACGACCGATGAGGGGCGACCACAGACCACAGACCGATGTCGGCCGGCCAGAAGGAGAGATAGACAGGCGGCTCTACGAGCTGGGAGACTCGACCCGGAGCCTGGAGCTACTCCAGGCGGAGGCGGAGAAGGAGATAGAGGCCGTGCGGGCCAGGTACGCGGAGTTCATCGGGCCGCTCAAGGAGCGGATAGCCGCACTGGACAAGGAGATCAAGACCCTTACGAAAAAACACAAGAAGATGCTGTTCGACGGAAGGGACCGGGTGGACCTGGAGCACGGGGCACTGCTCTACCGGGTCGAGCGCAAGGTGAAGCGGGCCAGGGGCGTGCTGGAGAACCTGGAGCAGTGCGGGTTTCTGGAAGCGATCAAGGTGGTGAAAAGTGTGGACTGGGATGTGCTGGAGAAATGGCCGGACGAGCGGCTCGTCATGGTCGGGACGGAGCGGAAGAGACAGGAGAAATTCGAGTACGAGCTGAAGGAAGGACCGACGACCGACGACCGCTGACCGCCGAATTTGCAGATGGATCGAGAAAAATGGATGAGATCAAGGCGGGCGATACTGTCAAGACCCCGGATGGGCAGGGGAAGGTGATCGCGGTGGCCCCTCCTCTCTGTAAAGTCATGTACGAGCGCTGGGCATGGGCTGCCAAGCCGAAGCGGAGGGTCAAGGCGATGTACTATATAAGCTGGAGGACGTGAAAAAGTGCTGAGCCGGGCGCAAAAGGCGATCCTGCACGTAGCAAAGAAGAAACTGTGCCTGGATGATGCCACGTACAGGGCAATGCTGGAGGCCCACGGGGGCGCCAGGAGCGCCAAGGACCTGGACTACAGGGGGTTCAAGGCGGTGATGAAGCACCTCGAAGCCGCGGGATTCAAGGGTGGGCGACCGCAGACCGCCGACAGGCGACCGCGGAGGAGAGGGAGGGCGAGCGAGGCACAGATCGCCAAGATCAAGGCCCTGTGGGCGGCCCTGGGAGGCTCCTACTACGAGAAAGGCCAGGAATGGCGGGCGCTTCGCGGGTTCCTGAAGAAGCGGTTCAGGGTGGAGCATGAGAACTTCCTGACGTTCGAGCAGGCGCACAAGGTGATCGAGGCGATCAAGAATATACGACGGAGGACCGACGACCGACGACGGACGAGGGAAGGAGCAAGCAGTGAGCAGCAAGCAGAAAGAACCAAAACAAAGGGGCAATAAATGACAAAAGCTGAAGAGTTTGTGAGTCATATGATTCATCGATGCCAGATTGATGGGCGCCTGGCGTGGCTCATCGGGCCACTCAGCGGCGCATATGATCTGATGACTGAGGCCTATGCGGAACTAAAAGGCGTGGATGTCGAAGTATTTCGCGCACAATATGAGAAAACGCTCAGACCCGAAAAGTGGAGGGACTAATCGTGGTGAGCAGTAAGGACGTAGCGCAGCGGATCGAGAAGCAGCAGAGGGACCTCACCGCGCTTATCGATCGGATCATCAGGCTCAGGAGGGAGAAGTTCACCGGCAAGATGGTGGTGGTGTTCGAGAACGGTGTCGCCAAGAAGGTAGGGATAGGCGAAACAGAACAGCACAAAAAAGTTGCAACATAGATGTAAATAAGGTACATTAATTAAGTAAAACCTGGTTAGGGCATTTTGTTTAATCCAAGGCCCGTCTTTTTCGAGCAGCGGTTATCCTCGAAAAGGCGGGCCTTTTTGCTTTAAGGGGGGCGTGGAATGATCAGGGTCAAAGATCACAAGGTGCTGGAGGGGATGCTGAGGCATCCGGCGCACCCGAAGCTGATCGAGCTGGTGCTCTGGTTCGCGGTCAGGTACTCGGAAACCGTGTTCACCTGTGCATACGAAGCACGGGATTACCCGTCTGTGCACTCAACCATACCCTTTCGGGGGATGGACGTGAGGTCAAGGGTGTTCAAGGACCCACAGAAGGTTGAAGACGACATAAACGCGAACTGGATCTACGACCCGGAGAGGCCGCACCTCAAATGCGCCATATATCACAATATGGGCAGGGGCCGGCACATACACCTCCAGGTATGCGACAGGACGGAGAAAGTTGGCTGATGGAGCCCGCGGTCGAGTGCATCAGCCTGCTGTTGCGGGTGATACGGGAGAGGGAAAAGGTGATCGAGGAGATGACAAGGAGCGCGGAGGAGGCGGAGACCATAATCAGAGAGAACCTGGTGCCCTGGCAGGGCTGGGGGGCCAAGGTGCTAATCAAGCTCAGGCAGGGCCGCGAGAGAGCCGTCCGCCTGGAAGGCAAAAATCAGTTATGAGGATTTGGCGTGCAGTATGGGGAGCGAGCATGTACCTGGTGATCGGGGCAGTGATCGGCGTAATCAGCATAATTATTTACGTCTCCTTGACGCCGGCGCCCCAGGAGACCTGGAAGGTGTTCCTCCAGGCGTTGTTCCTGTGGCCTGCGCTGGTTGTGAGGCTGATTTTTTGAGGAGAAAGGTATGGACTTTGACTGGAAAAAGCTCGTGAAAACGGTGGCCCCAACTATTGCGAGTGCCCTGGGAGGCCCGCTAGCAGGAATGGCGGTGACGGCCATTACGGGGGCCCTGGGGATCGAGGCAAAAGACGTGGCAGAGGCTGAGCAGAAGATCTCGGAGGTGCTGGCGGCACCAGATCCGGGAGTCCTGCTCAAGCTGAGGCAGGCAGACCAGGACTTCAAGGTCCAGCTAAGGAAACTGGACATCGATCTGGAGAAGATCCACGCCGCAGACCGGGCGAGCGCGAGGCAAAGAGAAATCGCACTCAAGGACAAGATGCCCGGTGTGCTTGCGGTGATACTCACAGTCGGGTTTTTCGGCGTGTTGGCGGCGCACCTGTTCATCCACATCCCGTCGGAGAACAAGACCCTGCTGGACATAATGCTCGGCTCTCTCGGGACGGCTTGGGTGACCATGATCACATACTACTATGGGTCCAGCAAGGGCTCCAAGATCAAGGACGTGATGCTCGCGTCCGGCGGGGTGAAGCCGTGACTACGCAGATTGCCTTGATCATCGTGGGTTGCGTGTTCTCGGCCCTGCTGACCACGTTCGTGTTCCAGTTGCGGGGTATCAGGTCGGGGTTTGACGCGGGGCAGGGAGCGCAGGACAGGCGCATCGACAAGATCGAGGAAAAGCTGGACGAGATGCCCGAAAAGTATGTCTTCCGGGAAGACTTCATCCGCTGGACGATCTCCATCGACAAGAAGATCGACGACCTGGCCAGGGACGTTAAGCGATTGCTGGAGGGATCATGTCAAGAGTAGAGAACAAGGAAGTCAGGGGCTGGATCTTGAGGATCTGCGAGCGGGCGCAGCCCTATGGCGCCAGCTTCCGGGTGATCGAGACGACCTTGATGGAGGCAGGGTTCCACTTGAGCGTCAACGAGATCAAGGCCCAGCTCAAGTACCTCAAGAACAAGGGCTATATCCACCTGGAGGAGATCGAGAAGAGCGGGGTGAAGCGCAGGATCAACTACATCACCCCGAAGGGCGTTGACCTCCTGGAAGGCAACATCGATCCTGACCCAGGGATCATGGCCGAGGTCTGAGAGATGCGCAAGGGATACCGCAGCAAGAGCAGGCTCCTCAAGCTGCCGAGGCCCGTGCTCAAGCAGGTCAACGACATGCTCCTCGGGGTCGGCGAAGACCGGAGGACATACCAGGAGATTGCGGACTGGCTCAAGGAGCAGGGATACAACACGAGCAAGAGCGCGGTGGACCGCTACGCGAAGTACCTTTTCGCCCTGGAGAAGATCAAAGTTGTGGGCGAGCACGCAAAGAGCATCATCGAGGAAGCTGGCGAAGACCCGCTCAAGATCGAGGAAGCGACGGCAAAACTGGGAGCAGTAGTCGTGCTGGAGCTGTTCCAGGAGGTGATGCGGGAGGACCGTATCGAGCCCAAGCGCATAGGTAAACTCCTGGGAGATTTCGCGCGGCTCCAGATGTCGAGCGTTGCAAGGGAAAAGCTCAAGGTGGACATGAGAAAGAAGGCCGACAGGATCGCCAGGGACGCGGAAAAAGCGGCGAAGGATATGAGCAAAGAGGACCTCATCGCTTTTATCAAGGGGCGCATGTATGGGCTCAGGTGATGCTGTCATAAACCTCTATGACTATCAGAAGGCATGGATTCTGGATGAGAACAGGTTCCTGGCGGGCATGTGGGCGAGGCAGACGGGAAAGAGCTTCGGCTCGGCAGCGAAGATAGTGCTGGATTGCAGAGAGAAGGACAGGAACACCTGGGTGACCATATCGAGCGGGGAGAGACAGGTCAAGGAGTTGATGAGTAAGGTGAAGTTTCACGGCGAGGTGACCGGAATGGCGATCCAGTGGGCCGAAGAGAGGTACCGCTACGAGCTGCCAGGCGGGGAAAAGGACGAGTACAAGGTTGTGGAAGCGCGTTTTCGCAATGAGTCCCGAATCCTGGGGATTCCTGCAAACCCTGATACGGCAAGGGGCTACACGGCGAACGTGTATCTTGACGAGTTCTCGGTCCACAAGGCGAGCCGCGAGCTTTGGGCCGCGGTCTTTCCCGTGATATCGCGGGAGGGGTTCAAGCTGATGGTGACGTTCACGCCGAAGGGCAAGCAGAACAAGGCCTACGAGGTGTGGAACAACGATATATTCAGCAAGCACCGCATAGACATATACCAGGCGGTCGAGCAGGGTTGCCCGCACGATATCGAGCTCCTCCGAAAGGCCATAGACGACCCGGACCTGTGGGCCCAGGAGTACGAGCTGGTATTCCTGGATGAGGCCACGGCGTTCCTGACTTATGACCTCATCAACGAGTGCGAGCACGACAGGGCAGGCATGGCGGAGCTGGCAGGAGACGGCCCGTTCTATGTCGGGATGGACATCGGCAGGCGAAGGGACCTGACCGTAATCTGGGTCCTGGAAGAAGTCGGAGATGTGTTGTGGGTCAGAGAATGGGTCGAGATGAAGGGTGCAAAATTTGCCGAGCAGGACCAGGAACTGGAAAGGGTGATGGCGCGGTACAACCCGGTGAGGCTGTGCATGGACCAGACGGGCATGGGGGAGAAGCCTGTTGAAGATGCAAAGCGCAGGTACGGCGAGTCCAGGGTCGAGGGCGTGCAGTTCACGCCGCCCGTCAAGCTGGACCTGGCAACGGGCATCCGGAGGAAGTTCGAGGACAAGCAGATCCGCATCCCTATAGATCGCAAGGTCCGGGATGATCTGCATAGCGTCAAGAAGGTCACTACTTCGAGCGGGAACATCAGGTTCGATGCAGAAAGGAGCGAAGACTCGCACGCGGACCGGTTCTGGGCGCTGGCGCTGGCGGTGCATGCAGCAGGCGACAGTGTTAGAGCGGCATGCGGGGGCAGGGAGCCGGAGAAGAAGAGCAACGTCATCGGGATGAAGCCAGGCATCATTTCACGAGCAGGCGGTATCTTCGGCAGGTTCAAGAGAGCAAGCAACCAGTAACGGGCGGGAAAATGGGGATAAGGCACAGGATTGCGAAGGCGCTGGCACCGGATATGTATAGCGCGGAGGCGGTTCGCGAGATCGTCCAGGAGGAAGTGAAGAAGGCGAGAATGGCGCTGCCGGTGGTGGCCAACTACGACCCGAACGACGAGGGTTATCGCCGCCTCATGGGCGGGAACCAGCACCTGAGGGACCTGGCCGCGATCGACCAGGACCGGATGTTCGAGGTGGCCTACTTTATGTGGGACAACTCGGCGATGGTGAGGCGCATGGCAACGCTGGACAGGAGCTTCCTGTTCGCGGAGCCCATAACCGTGACCTCGGACGATGAAGAAGTCAAGAAGGTGATCGACCGGTTCTGGAAGGACACGGACAACAACATGGATCTGGATTTTGCGGAACAGATGATGTGGCTGAGCCTGCTGGGGGAGCAATGTTGGCCCGTGACCGTGAACAAACATAACGGGCACGTCGCGCTCGGCTATGCAGCGCCCGACCAGATCAAGGCCGTGTATACCAGTGTGACGAACGTCAAGCAGGTCGTGCAGGTAGAGCTCCGCGGGACAGGCGGAAGGCAGGGGAAGAAGATGGCGGTCATCCGGGAGGACAAGGACTTCCACTCGAAGACTTTCGGCAGGCTAGTCGGGGAGTGTTTCTTCTTCGCCATCAACCACCCGCCGAACTCTCCCAGGGGGAGGTCGGATTACCTGACGCTGTTCGACTGGATCGACGGCCTGGAGAGGTACGGCTTCAACTACCTGGAGAGGGCGGAGTTCATGTTCAACTTCGTGTGGGACGTGATGCTCAAAGGCATGACCGAGGAACAGATACGAGAGTGGCTCCAGAACAACTCGCCGCCTGATCCGGGGAGCATCCGGGCCCACAACGAGAACGTGGAGTGGAACGCGGTAGCTCCGGACATCAAGGCCCACGACTTCACCAAGGGTTTTGACACGGCCAAGAGCTTCATCATGGGGTCTGCGGGGAGACCTGCGAGCTGGTACGGCGAAGGGGGCAAGGCCTACCAGACCGAGGCCGAGATCTTCGGCCAGGTGCCGATCAAGGACCTCGACCAGCGCCAGCTGTACATCAAAAAAGTTCTGGAGAAGGTGGTCCGGTTCGTGGTGGACCAGGCGGTGATAGCGGGCAGGCTCACCGCGAAACAGGCAGAAGCGGGCTTCACGGTCAACATGCCGGAGATATCCAAGAAGGACCTGACCAAG